ATTTCTTGGCATGTTATCCCTCCTGTATTAATTGACCTATGCCTTCAAAAGTTATTTTCATTTCTGTTATTTCTTCTGCCATTTTCAATGCCGGAAGTTCTACATTCCCGGCCAGAGTTCTCGTGTCATCTCCTTTGCCGATGAACAGCCGGACAAAATACCGCCCTTGTAGTATTGTCTTTGGTGCCCAGTAGCTTTCTGCTTTCACATGCCAGCCAGTGGGTACACTGTGTATTTCTGGTCCATATGTGTATTCTTTTCTTTGCTGGACTTCAATGGTCCAGTCGAATAACAAAGCGATATTTTCAGATATAGGGGCGGCATCGCTTTCATAAACCGCCCCTACCATGCCTCTGATAGCCATCAGCTACCAGAACCTACCCCGGAAGGCGTCAGCGCCCCGGTTCCGGAGAAGTCACAACTAAAGTTAGCCTTGTCGTCAACAGGTGTCTCAATACTGAGTGTTATCAAAGCATCTCCGGAAAACTTTACGGTACTGCTTACCTGAAGCTCTAATGTTACTTTCTGACCAGTCAGCCAGGCATCAATTAAAGCGGCCTGGCCGGTTGTATCGTCCGGTTTGAAGTTGCCCTCAAAAGAACCGGACCACTCTTTTATGCCTTGTATTCTTTCTCTCCAGCCACTGGAGTCAAAGCTGGTAATATCTATGTCGTCTGCCGACATATCCAAGCTCCAGTTTGCTATTTCCGCCACTTTGGTGCTATCAAGATAAACACCGCCACCATATCCCGCTATTGCCACGTTAATCACGCTCCTTCACTGAATTTGAAGAAAGTTCCTTTTTCTCCTTGCAATATAAAATAGTTGAAAGAAAAAGTTCCTAGGTGCAAAGAGGTTTACAAACGCTCGAAATTACCTATGCATTGTCGGAACCTCTACGATACACCTGAAATTCACTGAGCAAAGCACTCGACCGTTCTCATCGAGACCGGCACTCAAGAATCCTGTGGTCGCTACGATTAGGAGGTACCGTGTACCGTTCAAGACCTGCTCACAGAGACCGTTAAGCTTGTCGTATGCCTGGAACGCGAAGCCTCTTGCTTCGTCCCAGCGCTTTCCTCGACCCATTACTAGAAACGTCGGACGGTCGATTGCGCCGGCTAGCTCAGACTCACTTCCTCCTGTCTCGTAGAGAACGAGGACCTTGTCCGGTTTCGGAGGGAGGTAGCCTTCGAAGATTGTCTTTCCGACAACTCCTACGCCCTGCTCCTGAAGATACAGTGCAATGTCGTGTAGCATTATCCTCCCCTCCTTACTCGGACTCCTCGGATTGCGACCTTGATATATCTCTGAATCTGTTGAAGAATCAGCCTCTTGTTCGAGTTGAGTGCTCTCTCAAGATACTTCGGTCCTCCAACGCGATAGTTTCGGTTCATTCCTTCGTGTACGACTGTAGCGTACGGAGTGTTGAAGGAGATGTACACCACAAAGTTTCCGGCTGGAGCCTCCTTCGGAAGGAGCTTCTGCATAAACTCCTGACCGGAATAGTGAACTCCTCCACCGGCGGCTTCAAAGACGCCTCTCATATTCGGAAGCTCATTTACAGTTATCGCACCGCTTCGTCTGAGTGTACCAGTTCGGAGTGGTGCATTCTCTCTTGCCTGAACGAGAATCGTTTTCGCTGCAGCTACCATTCCCTGATAGGCTGCTTTACGGACTACTCTCTTTGCGGTATCGCCCGCCCAGATAACTTTGGTCTCAACCCGTGGACGTGCCATCTATCTCACTTCCAACCGCTTCAGAATTGTATTTCCTTGACCGTCAACTGAATCGGTGCTTCTAAAGACGAGGTACTCCTGCTCGTTGATAATCAACTTGGTGTCCGGGTGGACTTCTACGCTTGGACCTACGTAAACGCTTCCCTGAAGGAGAATCTCTCGCCCGTCATCTGTACGAATCAGTCTTTGATTCGGTTCGAATCGGCATGGAACGTTCGTTGCTGTAACGTCCGGATAGTCTACTCCGGAAGCTTCATAGATTGGACTCCGCATCTCTGAAACAGTGTGTACGAGGAACTTCTGTATCTGTCGTTCGAAGAGAGTGCTCATCGCTCATCACCGAAAGGCTCCCCTTCCCTCAGATACGGAATGAGTGGGTCGTTACCCTCGTACCCTTCAACGATAGGCCAGAGTCCTCTCGTCAATGGCTTTCTCCCGGTAGTAGTTCCGATTCGAACCTGCTGTAGAATCAGCGGTCGAAGAAGCTCATCAACGTCTGGGTTTCCGGTCGTTTGAGAGACCGCTCCGACATATCCTCCAGTACTCGTCGTGTAAGAGTAATCCCCGATTCTCTCTGACGTAATCTTGTACGTCTTCTTCCTGTCGGGCTTGACCTCGTCGAGAACGAGCTGTATGCAAGCCTCGCTCACTACTGTAGGAACTGATTCAAATCGTCCCCAGACTCCAACGATTTCAACGTTGTGATTACCTCTAGGGAATCTGACGTTGTTGCCTTTGATGTAGCGTCCGTAGATTGCTACATCGAAGTCCTTGACGGACTCTCCGTTAATTTTGAGCTCCGAAATCGAACGGAGGTAGTACGGGTCGAGGTAGAGAGTGTTGTGACCTAAACCATCAAAGAGGACCGAACCCTCTCTGGACTCGAAGAACTGTTTGCAGTAGTTATCAATCTTCTCTGTAGCAAACAGAATCCAGCGAGTGAGGGTTTCATCAGAGGCTTCCTCTGCGGTTATGCCTCGATTGCGAAGGTCCTGAATAGTTGCGTAGGCCATCTTACTCCCTCCTCTCTTCCTGTACTACCTCCTCGAAAAGGCCTGTCTTTAGCAGTGCCTGAGCAATATCCGGAGAGACCGCACGTACCTCGTCCTGTTTGAGAATGATGCCTCGACCCTGATAGGAGCGACCGCGTACGAGCTTGACGAAGACCTTTCCGGCCTTCTCTACCGGAGAGTCTGCCTTTGAAGCTTCTTGCGGAGCAGGTGCGGACTCTTGACTTTCCTGAGACTGATTCTCTGCATTCTGAAGAGCCGCAATCCTCTCTTCAAAAAGCTTCTTCGCAGACACCCGAGTCTCCTTCGCAGCGGCAGCACGGAGTACTTCGAGGTCATCAATCTGAGGTAGTGTCTCGTTCAACTTCTCTATCGTTAACGCGTTCAGATTTACACTCACTACACTCACCACCCTACAGAAGAGAGAAGGCTACCTAGGGCCGTGCCCTTACGCGGTAGCCTTCTTGATGTTGTTGATTCTGACTACTGCATCAAGGTTCTCGATGCGAGCGTCAACTCTGGTGTAGGTGGTGTTCTCCCAGTTGTCAGTGCGTCCGTTGAAGAACCAGTTGACCTTGATGTCTCTGAGGATTACCCAGATGAAGTTCTGCGGGAAGGTCAACCAGATGAAGGACTCATCCTGATTCGTTCCGAGGTTCTCAGGAATCAGAGGTACCCTTACGAGAGGAATACCAAAGACCCTAACCTCTCCGGTCTGAGTCAGAACGGTGTCACCCAGAGTGGTCTGTCTGTCAGTCAGACTGTCGAGGTAGTCCTGATAGATTGTCGGGCTAGCGAAGAACCTGAGCTCATTGTAACGAGTGAGGTACTTCGCAGGCATAGCTTTGATCGCTGCAGAGAACAGATCCTTACTGATAGTTTCACCGCCAGCGTCTACATAGTGAGCTCCAGTGTCAGTCTGCTTCTTCCATCCGTCGAAGGACTTCAACAGACGAGAGACCGGGTCGCTGTCGGAGATGCTGGAGTCCCCCTGGATAGCAACCATCTCGAGGTCGGTAGCGATTCTCTTCGCGAAAGCCCTTACCAAAGTGTCCTGGAAGCTAGCACCTTCGATGTTATCTTCGAGAGCTTCGCTGCTGATGTTGAATGCAGAGCGGAGCTTCTTAACGTTCCACTCAACCTTACCGAAGGTTGCATTGTAGACGTTGTTGGTATCCTGAGCCTCAGGAGCGTACTCAGTTACGGGTGCACCGATGTTCAACTTGTCGAGCTCACCGGACGGACGAGTAGCTCTGTGAACACGGGCCATCTTCAGCATCACAGACTCATCGACAGTAAGGTCAATGAACCTGTTAGTCTGTTCGGGAGACATGTAGCCTCCACCGGCTTGCAGGTCAGCAGAAGTGACCTTTTCGATAAGATCCTTGTTTGTGAGAGTCATCCTTCTTCACCTCCTGAAATTTTGCGCTTGCTGAACGGAATTACTCCCGCCCAGAAGTCGTCAGCGCTCTTCTGAACGTCAGCATCGCTCAGAAGTCTCTTGCTTACGCCAATGTTCCTCTCGAGAACATCAACGTGCTGAGCAATCTTCTGAATGGTGTTCTCCAGTCCCTTTGTCAGGTCCTGAACGCTGTTCTTGAACACTTCAGTGTTCGACAGAGACTCCGCAAGGCTCTTTACAACCTCTTCGGACGCGAGAGCGTTCTCTACACTGGAGAAGGACTTCTTGACTTCATCGCTCGTGAGAGCCTTCTTGATGGCGCCTTCGAGGTCCTTCTGGAACTCCTCGCTACCCAGAAACTCCTTAACAATGTTCTTGACTTGTTCCTCAGTCATCTGTTCTCCACCTCCTGAATTGGAATTAGAGTCCGTAGACTCTGTAGCTGGGTCTTCCACCTCCACGGGTGTACTAGTATCGGTGTTTGCGCTTCCCTCAGCCTCAGCCTCAGCCTCAGTAATGATTTCATCGAGAATCCTACGCGCTTCCTTCAGCTTCTCGAGCCTGTCAGAGGCAATCTTCCTACCAGCCTTCTCTACGCTATCTCCAGACAGCCAAGCGGGCAGTGCATTTCCAACGGTCTCAACGAATTGCTGCAGCGATGCCCGAATGATTGCTTCGCGATCAACGGTATCGTCTCTCAAAGTCTTCCAGATGGAGTCGTACAGTGCATAGAGGTAGTCCCACAGTTCACCCTCGGCTTTGCAGAGCTTCAGATTGTACATCTCTTCGGCGAACGTAGAGGCTTCCCAATATGCCTTTTCGACCTGGTCATCTGTCCAGCCGAGACTCTTACCGATTGCGTAGAGGATTCTGGAGAGAAGACCCTTCTCGTGCTTCTTCTCGATGGTAGAGGCGTCCGGGAGAGCATCGGTCTTGTTTACCTTCTGCTCATTCACATCCTCCCCACCTTTCGGTTCAGTATTCCTCTTGACTATCAGGAACCTCTTCTCGCCGTTTGCGGGTACATCGACGAGGGAGACTTCCTGAACAACGAGGTCTGATAGTTTTTGAGCCACCGCAGAGTCACCTCCTTTACTATAAAGAACTAGAAAGTACTGCGAACTACCTTATAATTTCTCTAATCATACTACAACTCCGAGCCGAAATCTCGTTCGACTCAGAGTCGTTATTCAAACTTGTATGCTTGATTTTATTATAATAGATGTTTGAGAAAAAATCAAGAGGGCCAAGAAAAATTTTTCAAGGTCCCTCTCAAAATTTTTCTTACACGGGTGTACGGACGCCGTAACCCTTAACAGAGAACCCTGTAATCTCGCCAGCCTTTACTTTCTCCCAAATCTCGTCGTCGTTCACCTTCACGGTCATCAGCCAGGTGCCTTTCTTAACTACGACCGTCTCATCTCCAACGGTGAACGTGAGGTCCTGCGGTGCCTGATAGTTCTCAATCAGCTTCAAGTTGCGGTTGTAGTCCTTATGCATGTACCCGAGGGTACCGAACCATTCCATGAAGCTGAACATCGCTTTTCGGATATCTTCTTCCGACACGATGTCACCCTGCAGGTCCTCTTCGTTCGGCTTCAAGACCGCACCAGTAACGATTCTCTCCTCTTCGTTGACCTTGACGATGTTCGTCTTGTACTCGAACTCACCACTACTCTTGTTGACTCTTTCCCACGGGACAATCATATTATCATCCTCCCACTCCTTCTTCATCTTCGCATAGTAGCGAGCAATGTGATTCTTGACGGACCCAGCGTCCTCTGCAGGAATATCTCCTCCTCCCATCGCTCCCTGCATGACACTTGCTGCAGCAAAGATTCCTCCCGGTATCGCAGTCAACCTACCGTCGATTACGTCAGTGAACGGCAATTTGTAGCTTCCGAAGTTCTCCGGATTGCTCTGGTCGTACCAGAAGTACGCCTGACGATACTTCTCCCAGTCGATGGTAGACGTGTCTCCACTACCGTCGGAACTTGCCCATGCACGAATGCGAAGTTCTGCCTGACCAGCGTCCCACTCGCGGTCTCTAGGAGCGAGAGGAAGGTCCTCAAACGGAGTTGCTCTCTTCTCAACCTTCTTCCACTTGCCAGTTGCGGGGTCCTTCTCCCATCCGGCATCCTTCAGAGCGGACCATGCAGTTGCGAAAGCGAGTTCTTCGTCATTCGGATTCGACTCTAGAACACTATTGACAACGTTTCGAAAGAGCGTCTGAGCGTCTTCCGGAAGTACGTTTCGAATCGGTTCCGGAAGCTCTCTGTTTGTTGCGTAAGGCATAGACATCACCTCCATTCTGATTTATGCGGGTACACCTTCAGCAGGAACAATCTCCTCACCTTCCTGCGCACGGACCTCTTCCATCGATGTGTAGAAGAGCATCCAGCATCGGCAGTGAGGATGAATCGCTGGAAGGTTCTCGTAGTAAGGTGTAGTATCGATTCGCACGACTCGTCCCTCTCGAGGAGCACAAATCGGACAGACTCTCTCGTCTCGAGCGGTGTGGTAGACCGCGTAGTCAACGGACTCCTGTACAGCAACGATTGTCGCAGCACGGTGGAACGCAAAGTTCGGAGCGGTCATCGCCGCAGCGTAGACGTTGACGTTTCGGAAGGTCGTGAGAGCTTTCTGCAACGCCTCCTCAACGGACATTCCAGCAGCGACGTACGCTTGAATCAGTTCCAAAAGCCTCTGTCGCTGACTCTCTGAAAGCGCCTCCGCGAGAGCTTCGAGTTGAACCTGAATCTCTTCAGAGAATTCGGCTTGCTTCACAACTCTGAGCAACTGGAGTCCGTACTTGCCTGCCTCAACGTACATTCGCTTCAAGAGCTTCGTGTACTCGGGCCACTCTACGAGGGAAGTAGACTGTCTTCTCTGTAGAGAATCGAGGAGCTGATTCGCGTTCGCTTGATACTGTTCACCGATTCTCTGAAGCTGATTCCGAAATGGATGTACGGAATTGAGGTTCTTCTGTACGCGAGTGAGGATTCGAGTTGCATTCGTGATGGACTCTTTCGGAATCGCAAGTGCTTCCGGTAGGAGGTTGAGAGGTCTCCACTCCCACCCTTCACCGGCTTCTTCAACGGTAGTGGTCATCGCACCAACGTAAGCCTCCTGCTCTCCAACGAGGCGTACCTCAGTAAGACTTGCGAACGTTGAAGGAATGCCTGCTTGACTCTTCGTCACCTCGTTCGCTCGGAGAGGTAGTTCCTTCTCCGCACTGAAAGAGAATTCACTCATCGGTGGAGTCCAAACTCCATCGACTTGCTTGAGGAGCACGCGGTCGTCCTTGAAAATCAGTGGAATGAGTACGCGCATATCATCACCCTCCTCTCTATCAACGTTTTATCTCCTCTTTAAGCCTCGGAACTTTCTTCTTCAATATCTTTATCCTCTACGCTAGATTGAGGGCTTTCGTGTCCTCCGGTTGCAGCACGATTCTGAAGCTCCTGCAAGAGTCGAGCCTGCACTGTCTGCAGAAGCATCGGATTCGACTTAAGCTGCTCGAGGTCCTCTACGAATGTCAGGTTCGTAGGAGCTACGAACATTACGAGTACATCGCCACCATCGACAGTTGGCAGACCGAGCTCTCTCCTGATTTCGTTGATTGTGAGAACACCAATCTTCGCATAGGTCTCGTGCACCTTCGACAGAGTCTCGCGCTGCTCAACAGTGAACGGATTGAACTTGAACTCGAAGTCCTTGAAGCCAAAGCCTGCATCAGACTGAATCAGCAACCGAGTAAAGCGATACGCAAGTCTCTGCTGTAGAGGCTCGATAACTGCTTCACGATAGTTCTCCATCTGTGCAGAGCCAGTACCAGTACCGAGAGATGCTGTCTCGATGATACCAATTCTAAATGGAGGCATGTTGTGTGCACGGATAATCTCGTCTCTGTTATCCTTGCGGTAGTTTCTGAAGTGTGCGTCAATCGTCTGTTGCTGGAGCTCCTTCAGAGTTATCTTCGCTGGCTGCTCGTCCTTCCTTGCAGGCGGTACCTCAAGAATCAGTGTCTTGTGAGCGTTGTTCGTACCGCGAATCTCCGTCTGGAAGAAATTCGTGATGACATCTCTGGTCTCGTCATCGAATGCAGCACCTTCAAGGATTACTGAGAACATCGGTACGGCGGAGTTTTCGAAGAACGAGATGTTGTAGTCGCGTGCGTTGATGTTACCGACTATAGCTCCAATTGCTGGAATCCAGTCCGGAATACCGTACCAATCGGACTTCGGATGGTAGTTCTTCAGGTGCAGAACCTCTGTTGCGCGGTACGCTACCGGGAGAGACTCGTCTGCTTCTTTGCCTGTCCTGCAGTCAATGATACGCTTGTCACCGAAGTTCTTGAAGAACCTCTTCTTCGTTCCACGAACCTGAACGAAGCCTTCGCCGTCCTTCATCACACGCATCGTCTTTCCCGGAAGGTGATACATCTTCGCAGGCCAGCCAAGCTCAGACTCTCCTGTCGCGATGCCTTGCGCACCTCTAACGATTTCGAGGTAGGCATTTCCGATTGCACCGAAGTCAGTTAGGAATGCGTCCATTAGTTCGAAGAAGGTCTGCTCCTCGTTCGGATTACCGAAGAACTCTTCGAGGACCTTTCTGTGACGTTCATCTGGCTCAATCTCGTTGCCGTTTTCGTCGAACCTCTGAACCTCCGCAATCGTGTAGCCGCCTTTCAGGACGTCCAAAGACTTCTGCTTCACACATCGATAGTGCTCTGTATTCACCTCAAGGAAGTACGTCAGGTCTCCGAGGTCAAACGGCGGCTGAATCGCGATACCGTCCTCGTACATCTGACTGAAAACTGTGGAACCGTCAGCACGCAAAGCACGAGACTGCAGAGCTACATCGTTCTGGGTGTCCTTACGGACGTACGCTCGTGCCATAGGTACGACAGTTTGAACGGTCTCTGACATTGCTCATCGACTCCTCCTTTTCTTGGGATATTAAACAACGTGCGCTCGTGCAACTCTTCGAGAGCGACGCAGCGCATCTTCTTCCATCTCGCGCACGTCTTCCTGCAAGACCTTGAAGCCGATATCGAGACTGTCAAGCGTGTCATCGTGCGGTCCGTCAGGAAAGTCCGTCCACTCGTCAATGAAGGCATTCCACGTAGGTGAAATCCAAATACGCTTCGTCTCGAAGTGAGATGACAGCACCTCCATCCTCGGAATCTTTCCGAGAGTGGTATTTACAGTCTTTACTGGAATAAGCAGCTTCGAGAGTCTTGCTGCTTGCGCGAGAGCTTTCTGATACGCATTCGCTTCGATTCCAACGAGCTTGAATTGATACTGTCTGTGCTTCTCCTCCAGCACGTCAATTTGCTGAGGCAGAGTTCCTCTGAATCGTACCTGCTCGATTCCGAATACCAGTGCAGTCGCGGGATGGTATCCGAGAACGGTGAGTACGAAGAAGTCGAGGTCCTCGAGCTCAGCTTTTTCACGGTTGTCCGTTATCGCAGGGTCAACGCCAGCATAGAATATAAGTTCCTCCGCTGGCGGAAGTTGCATCTCGTGTTGAGGTCCGTAGAAGTTGAGCCATTCGGTCTTCAGCATATTGCCTGTGCGAGCTCTTCTGTCGTTCTGCATCTGCTTGCGGAAACGCGTCGAACCAATCGACCGCTTTCTACGGAGGACTCTTTCTTCCGGCCAGACATCCGGCCAGAGAGTTGTGTGAGTCTCTTCGTCATAACACTCGAGACGCAAGTATGCGTACTCTGGGTTCTCTGACAGCGAGCAAAGCAAGTCCTTCTCGTGCTGTAGAGTACCGAGTACGATTATCTGTCCTCCATCAACGATACGAGATTCGAGCATCTCGTGGAACCAGTCTTCAACTCTTCGTCTCGTGTGCTCCGTTAGTGAGTTCGACAGGTCAATGACGTCATCGAGGATTGCTATGTCCAGCCTTGCTCCGTAGATAGCACCTTCGACACCGATTGCTTGCCACGTAGGGTCCTTCGACTGACCCCAGACGTCTCTCTTGACAACCACCTGCTCTTCGTTCCACTTCTCTTTGAACGAAGGCTCAACTCCACCCTCTTCGAACGTACCGAAGTCTTCTTTCAGTAACGGATTATTTGCGATATGCCACATAATCCTACGCATGAATCCGGATGCCTGACGAGCGGTGTTCGAGATGATTGCTCCTCTCAAGTTCCTGTCCTTGTACGTCAACCAGAGAGGAAAGCCAGTACTGAACAACGTACTCTTCGCGTGCTCAACCGGTACGTGAATGACCACTCGGTCGTGTGCGAGAGCGAACTCAAGCATCAAGAAGTGAAAGTCCGGAGTGTCTGTCTTCCACTTCTTATCGTACGGTCTGATGTACCACTCGTTAAACAGTGCCGGATTCAATAGCGCCCACTTTCGACGCTCCTCACGAGATAGATGCGGCCGAAGATTCTTGAACGCCTCGTACGTTGGCTTCAAGAGGAGGTCCTTCGGAAGTTGCGACGGCTTAAGCTCTAGGACGCGTTCACTCGTTATCGACATCTCTATCACCAGCCAGAACTCTATTCGCTTGTCTCAACGCTTCCGCAGACAGCTTCAACGCTTCTGCGACACTCACGTCTTCGGCGGTCTTGTCAGAAGAGACAGAGACATCCGTCTGAACGCGTTCTGTAGGCTCTCCACTGAGGAGGTTCGCGGCTTTCAACAACGAATCGAATGCCATCGTCAACTCCTTCAACGGAGTCTCATCTTCTTCGGCCTTCGCACGCATTCGCTGAACGAATCGAGGAACCATAACCGTCCAGAGAGAGTGTGAGAGATCTTGACGTGCAGCTTCAGCCTCTCTCAACTGCCGTAAGAGCTTTTCCTGCGGTGTCTCTTCCTTCGGTTTCAGGTTCAGCTCATCCGCAGCGTGCCTCAACCTTGGCAGTGCATCTGCAGGCAAGGTTTCCGTGAGGAGGTCAAAGTGGCGACGGACGATAGCAGCCGTAACAGTGATGCTGTGTCTCTCTTGCAACCACTGTACGATTTCAGGAGCGGAAGCACCTGACAGCCACATCTTCTCGACATCTAGAAGGATCTCTCTAGGCAGTAGGCAAACGGAGCATTTTGCAGCATGCTGCCTGAATCGTGTGTTGTTCTTCGCAAGCTCCTGAAGGACATCTGCCATTTCCGTGCCGCCCCCTCTCGTCTTAAAGAATTCTAAACTGCTTGTTGCTATAATGATATAATAAGTCCCCGGAACTTTCAAGTACTGGCCCTAAAAATTGTAAGAAATGTCTCGAAGAGACTCTCGGTCCAAATGAGGTCCTTTCTCTGCGACCGTCAAGAGACCCCATCCACGAGAGCCAACGTTCTTGAACCGAATGTTCGTGAATCCTTCGTTCCGGAGAATGTCTTCTAGGTAACTCTTACACATCAGTGACTTATGACAGTCGTAGACGTTCATTCCTGAGAACGAGTTCAGTAAAATGTGTGCCATTGACTCGAACTCCGTGCGGTTGTACCCGTTCCGGCACATCTCTACGAAGGAGGAAGCAATCGCCTCAAAGTCTGGGACCAAGAGCTCGAGTCTCCCGCCGGGACGAAGAACTGACCAGCACTGGTAGAAGAAATTAGGGACCTCAACCTGAGGAATGTGCTCAACGAGCATTTCCGCACGGATGAGGTCCACAGACTCGATGTCAAAGATGTCTGTAAGAGTAAGGATGTCCTTCTCAATGCACGACGTCTCCTCGTCAGGAATGAACGACTTCGGACGCACAGCGTCCACGTTCACGAAACCCTTCTTCCAATTCTTCCCACAACCCAAATACACTTTCTTCACTCTACGAACCTCCTAATAAACTAGTGCGGTTAGCAAAGGCTGAAACCGCAGTTCTTGCACGTTCTGCAACCTTCGCTAACCATCAACGAATTCTGTCCGCAAGACGGACAAATGTCAAAGCGCGGTGCCTGTGTGAAAGCAGTTCCGCTCTCTTCAGCAACTCGTTTGAGGAACTTGCCGAATGCGTCCGGTACAGAGGCGACTCTCTCCTCACCGAATCCGATAGTAGTTGCTCCTCCGATGCCGAGTAGTTGGGAGATGATCTCCTGAATGTCAATGCCACTACGCAACGCAAGGGAGATCAGACGTGCGATTGCTTCAGTAAATGCTGCAAGATCGCTACCAGCCTTACCGATGTTCGCGAAGAACTCGAACGGCTTTCCGTCCAGGTGATTCAATGTGACGTAAGCCCTACCAACAGGAGTCTCAACGACCTCTGTCAAACCGTAGAGTCTCGGAGGTCTCTTCATTGGAGAAACCTTCTCCTGAGGCTTCTCGATATGCTGGAGAACTCCTTCCCGAGAGCCGTCTCGGTAGTACGTGATGCCTTTGCAACCAAGGTCGTACGCAAGTTCGTATAGGGTCTGCACTGCTTCGACGGTATGGTCTTTCGGAGCATTGACTGTCTTCGAGATAGAACTGTCAACGTACTTCTGAATCGTGGCTTGCATACGGACGTGCTCTTCCGGAGTCAAATCGTTCGCAGTGACGAAATAGTCCGGTAGCGGGTCATCAGGACGCTCATCCGTGAAGGACTTCGCGAGCCAGTGGTGAACAACGTGAGTACCTGTTCGGTCTGTACGGATATACTGGAAGTCGAAGTTCGGTTCGATTCCGGAGCTCACACCTGCAAGGATTGAAGTCGTCCCCGTAGGTGCCTGAGTCAGAAGTACTCCGTTACGGATACCGTACTGAGAGATGTCTGCGCGAATGTCTTCCGGAAGTGTCTGAACGAATGGTGCTTCGAGGAACTTCTCCGCTTTGAAGTACCTGAACGGGCCTCTCTCCTTCGCAAGCTCGACGGATGCTCTGTATGCCTCGTCACGGATGAATCGGTAGAGGTCCTCTACGAAGGAGATTGACTCGTCAGAACCGTAACGAAGCTTGAGTAGAATCAGCAGGTCTGCAAGACCCATCGTGCCAAGACCAATTCTACGAACACCGTCTTTCTCGTGTTCCTCCATCTCAGGAATGAAGTACGCGTTAAGGTCGATGGTGTTGTCGAGGAAGCGGACTGCAAGGTGAACGACTTCTCTCAACCTATCGAAGTCAACGCCTTCTCCGTTGAAGAACGATACGAGGTTGATTGCTCCGAGATTGCAGACACCGTATCCCGGAAGACCTTGCTCGGCGCAAGGGTTGACCGAAATGATTTTCTCGGTGTAGCCGAGATTGTTCAGTTTATTGTACCTGTCGAGGAAGACAACTCCCGGTTCGCCATTCTCCCAGGCGTAGTACGTAATCTGCTTCCACAGGTCACGTGCCTTCACTGTCTTGTAGACGATTGTTGGGAGTCCTGCGGCCTTCCACTTCTCCAGGTCTCCATCCCAGAGAGAATTGTAGTCAGGATGGTCAGTGTCAGGAAACTCCAAGACCCAGTCGTCGTCGTTCTTCACTGCTTGCATGAACTCATCTGAAACCGCAACTGAGAGGTTCGCATGCTCAATAACGTTTCGGTTGGACTTGATAGAGATGAACTCTTCAATGTCTGGGTGCCAGTCCCAAAGCATATACATCTGCGCACCCCTTCTACTGCCTCCTTGCTGAACTTGATGAGCTACACCGTCGCATGCGAGCATCCAAGAGACTGAGCCAGATGAAGTACCGTTCACGCCTTGAACGTAGCATCCGCGAGGTCGGAGGGTGCTCCAGTTGATTCCAACTCCGCCACCTCTGCTCAGAATCTCCATTGCTGTAGCGATTGTATCCATTATGCCTTGTCGAGAGTCGTTACCCTTCGAAGGGTCTTTCGACCTTACCGGAATGACGTAGCAGTTAAAATAGGTTACGACGTGATGTGTTCCTGCGCCAGCGAGAACTCTTCCTCCAGGAAGGAACCCCCAAGAATCCATCATCCGGAAGAACTCGTCTGCGAACTTCTGACGAAGGTCAGCGTTCTCTACAGAGGCGATAGCATCTGCAACTCTGCGGAACATTTCAGAGGGTGTCTTCTCCGTAGGCTCTCCGTCTTTGTTCTTGTACGCGTACCGGTCGAGGAAGACTTTCTCTCTCTGCGCGGTCCATGCAGGTAACAACTTGTTCGATGACATCCTCATTCACACTCCTTATCTCTACTATGAAATGAAAGCCTTCTTCAGGCGTTGGTGCCTGAAGGATTTGGCTCATACTAGCGATAACATTTTCAGGTACGACTAAGTCACCCTCACGTTTCTGATTCTGATGAAAAACGGTCTCTATCGGCGGATTGATGAAGACTGCTCCAACAGGAACGCCTCGCTCCTTCGCGAGCTCAATCCACCGAGACCGTCGTTCAGGTGTTAAACTCGTCGCATCAAGAATAACCGAGCGTCGAAGGTTGAGATGACCTTGTATGAGTGCTCGGGTAATGCTCCACACTTCATCTTCTACGGCGTAGTCGAAGACAACTCCGAAGAACTGCAGTCGAATGAGGTCCGGACTGACGACAGCAACACCTGGTCGTCTCTCACGAAGCTCTCTGACGAGAGTCGACTTTCCGGCTCCAGGCAGACCCACCATCAACGTGAGGCACTGCATGCATTATCCTCCGGTGCTCTCTGCGGGAGATTCAAGTCGAATGCCTGGACCCCACTCTCTGCGAGTACGCTCTCGAAGGGAAGATTCGGAAATGTGGAACTTCGAACGCAAAGATTCAATTGTTACAGGAAGCTCGGAGTCTTCCAAGTCGAGAAGTTCTACCTGCTTCGTGTAAATCCAGTAGTAAATCGTCTGGAAGGAGACGTTGAACTTCTCAGAGGCTTCATTCGGGGTTAGCCAGACCTCATTTTTGTAGCGAAGCATCTTTGCATCACCTCCAACCGTTGCTGAATACCTTGGAGAATCGACTGAGGGTCAGTTAGCTGACGGATGTGGTCGTCAACGTGCATTTTCTGGACTGCATCGATGACACCGTGGTCGCCTCGAGCCCAAATCTTGTAGTCGACATCGATTCCCTGGGTCTCCTTCAAGTAGTTTTTCAGTGCTTCCTCTCTAGCTGAAAACTCCTCCTCGACTGCCTTAACGAGTGAGTGAGACATTAGACGAATCAGACCCACGGTCAACACAGGACGTCCCTCCCTTCGAGAATGCTACACATCGAGAGGCTCGTACTCAATCATCGCAGCGTACTAGCCCCGATGGTGTAAATACCTGCACCGCTCTTCTCCGCCTATTTCATCCGCCGAGAGCCAATTCCGAGAAGGATGAGTCCTGCGAGAGTGATACCGATAGCAACGTAAAGACCTGCTCCGTCTGAGTCCATAGCGGAAGCTCCTAACAGAAACGTGAGGAAGCCAGCGCACGAAATCTTCTCGCCACGTGTCCACGGTTGGGCTGCATCAAGTCCTAACCATTCACGGAACCAACGAATCACGACTGACCACTCCTCTGCTTCTGATAATACTCGTTCAGCTGTCGGTCTGTTTCGGACAGAGCGGAGCCACACTGGCTGCACTTCTCACCGAACTCGTTTCGATGGAGACAGACTCGACCTGACCGCTCAAGTGATCTCCGGAAGGCTCTAACTGCCGTTTCGACTGCACGTACGTCATCGTACAACTGCTGCAAGTCGAACGAGAGCCTAAAGTTGAGTTGTTCACGCTTCTCCACGACTAATACCCCCTACGAAATTCTAAGATGTTTTATGCTATTATTATAATAGAAACTTCGAAAGAAATCAAGGAGAATTTAAGTTCGTAGGCCCGTTAAGGAGCCACCCCCGCCGGGGAACAACACTTGTGTAAGAGATAGAGAAAGAATTTGCTACACAAAGAGGGTGTTTTTTGAATGGACGAAAATGAACTAACAAAAATCGGCGAACTCTAGGAGGAAGGATTTTTCTCGAAAATTCCTGGTGTTGCTTATCATTTGTTAAGCCCAGACGAAGAAAAATCCACGTGGAAATCCTATCGAAAATACTAAATCTAGCCCTAGGAAAATCGTGCAAACTTACTATTTGCAATACTTTGCACAGACTCCCGGTGATAGTTTTAGCGATAGAGATAGAGTAATATTTTGGGTTTCAAATACACATATATATAAACATGGATATAGATTCCTTAATTCTTAAGCATTCTCTCACTATAATAATGTATATTTCTATATATCTATATCTATAAATCTAAATAAGAAAGAAAATATAATAA